CCCTTTATGATATTTTACTCCCCCAGTCTATCCCTGCTGCCGTTCTTGTTATTGCTAAGTATCAATACCAAATTGCGTTCGTGGCTGACCAAGAAATTAACCTTTTAGCAGCACTTACAGAGATCATGTGTGAGTGTTCTTTTAAATAACTAATAAAAAAATTTAAATATTATAAAATTATGAATGTTAAACTAATTCGTATGTGGTCTGGTGAAGATGTTATTGCTGACCTGATTGATGATAAAACTGATGTTGGTGAGGAAGTAATAGTTATTTCCAATCCTATTGTTGCTGTGCCTACTGGACAGGGGCAAATGGGATTTGCACCGTGGTCACCTCTTCTCAAAGAAAAGGGAGAAGAATTGGAAATTTCTAGGAAATATGTTGTCTATATTGCTGAAACTCAAGAACAAATAGTAGAACAATATACACAAATGTTCTCTAAAATTGCAACACCACCTTCTAAAAAGTTGATTCTATGAAAATTTATCAAATTAAATCTTCTTGGTATTATATTTTCTGGGGAATTATGGCAGTTGCTGTAGTGGGTGGTCAAATATATATTGGTTCTGGATATCGTAAAATGGCAGAAGTAACAAAATCGGCACTTAATAAGTTTACCTGTCTTTCAAGGTATGGTGATGTATCTCTAAGAGAATATAATAAGACTAGAGAGTTTGAATAATGGCAACTGAATTGAAACAGTGGTTGAATTCTATCAATCAAAGTAAAGTTAATTTAATTGATGAAGACCCATCAATAGAAAATGAATATCCTCCATATATTATAAACAGATGTTTGTCTGGTCATATTGATTGTTTGATGTATGCAAATGAAATGAATAAGTATAACTTATTATCTAAAAAACTTCAATATGATTTTTATATAAATATAATCAGAAACAAGAAGAGATTTTCTCCTTGGATTAAAAAAGATAAAGTCGAAGAACTTGAATATGTAAAACGTTATTATGGTTATAGTGACGAAAAAGCAAAACAAGCTCTAAGATTATTGTCTATAGAACAAATTAATTTTATTAAAACAAAACTTGATACTGGAGGATTAAAATGAGTGTTGTAACTGAACCAGAGGTTAAGTGGACACCAGACCAAATGGTTGAGGTTATTTTGAATGAACCAGATGATTTTCTTAAAGTCCGTGAGACTTTGACTCGTATTGGTGTCGCATCTCGTAAAGAAAAAAAGATTTACCAATCTTGTCACATTCTTCACAAACAAGGAAGATACTATCTTGTTCATTTTAAAGAACTTTTTGCCCTTGATGGTAAGCACGCAAACTTAACTGTAAATGACGTTCAACGTCGTAATAGGATTGCTCAACTTCTTGCTGATTGGGGTTTAATTACGATTATTGATGCGAGTAGAATACAAGATATTGCTCCTCTTAATCAAATTAAAGTTCTTTCCTATAAGGATAAAGGTGAATGGATTTTAGAAACCAAATATAATATTGGCAAAAAAGGAAAAGGTCAGGAAACCGAATAATTTTTTAGGGAGTTCAACACTCCCTTTTTTTTCGTTTTTTGATATATAATTTGGATATTGCCTTTATGGGATATCTAAATTAAAAGACGCTTTAGGAGGTCTATTATGTACACCTTAGAAAAATATAACACATCAAATATTGAAAAGTTTTTAAATGATATTGAAAAATATTCAATTGGAATGGACGAATGGTTTAACAGATTCGGTGCTCTTCATCAAACAGAAGCAAATTATCCACCATATAATGTAATTAAAGAGAGCAACACAGAGTTTAGATTGGAAGTTGCTCTTGCTGGATTTAAAAAAAACCAAATTGCAGTCTATACTGAAAACAACAAATTGTTTGTTGAAGGAACTAGAGATGCAGAAAATTCAAAAGAATATATGCATCAAGGTTTAGCACAAAGGACATTTACTCGTTCTTGGACAATATCAGATGATGTGGAAGTTAAGGAAGTTATATTTGAGGATGGATTACTTTCTGTGAGACTTTCGAAGATTGTTCCAGAACATCAAAAGAGAAAAATTTGGTTCTAAATAATTTAGGGCAACCAAATATCGTCGTCGCATTTGGGGGGATAACTGGCAAAATCCAGTTGACTCCCCCCTTTTTATTTGCTAAAATAAAAAGAGTTAATATGGGTGAACTATGTCAGTGCAACTAGCAGTATTGAAATCTGGAGAAGATATTGTAGCAAACATTAGAGAAATTGTATCTGAAGAAGAAGATAAAACAGTTTCGTATCTTTTTACAAATCCTTATTCCGTGAAATTGTTCACTCAAATGGATTCTGATAAAAAGGAATATAGTGTTTCTTTTAATCCTTGGATTCCTCTTTCTAAAGATAAAGACATTGTTGTTCCACTAGACTGGGTTGTTTGTGTTGTAGACCCAATTGAAATGGTAGTAGAATCTTATGAGGAGAAAGTAAATGGAAGAACAAAATGAGTTTCAGGATTTTGATAGTTTAAATGAGCAGACTGAAGAGCAAATACAAGTCATTCTTTTATTTGGTGGGACTATATTGATAACAAAAATTGCAGAAGTTATTTCTGAACTTGGTGAACCAGATTGTAGATTGAATAGACCTTATAAAATTATAAACTCTGGAACTGAAATGGTTCCTTGGATGGAACAATATACGGATAATGAAGAATTTATGATCAGTTCTGATAAAATTCTTACAATTGTAGAACCAAACAACAAACTTCTTGAAAAATATTTAGAAATTACAAAATGAGATTTTATACCAATGTTTATGAAAAATTTAATAAAATGTTGGTTCGTGGATATGATAATGGGGAATATTTTCAAATAGAAGAAGAGTATCAACCCACTTTTTATGTTCCTTCAAAAAAGAAAACAAAATATAAAACACTTGATGGTATTTCTGTAGAACCCATTAAACCAGGAAAAATATCTGAGTGTAAAGAGTTTGTCGATAAGTATTCGAAGGTTGATGGTTTTGTTGTTTACGGAAATGATAATTATAAGGCACAATATATTTCTGAGAAATATTCAGAAGATGAAATAAAATTTGATATCAATAAAATTAGATTATTTACAATTGACATTGAGGTTGCTGCTGAAAGTGGATTCCCAAATGTTTTTGATTGTGCTGAAGAAATTCTTGCAATAACACTACAAAATTATTTTACTAAAAATATTATTTGTTTTGGAAACTCAAGGGATTATGTCAATACTCGTAAAGATGTAATTTATGTAAAGTGCAATGATGAGATTGATTTAATTCAAAGATTCCTTGCATTTTGGGAACAAAATTTCCCAGATGCAATTACTGGATGGAACTGTGAACTATATGATATTCCTTACATTGCAGGAAGAATTGATAGAATTTTAGGTGAAAAGGAAGCAAAGCGTCTTTCTCCTTGGGGTAATATTCGCAGAAGGGAAATTGTTGTAAAAGGAAGAAATCAAGTTTCCTATGAAGTATCTGGTGTTTCTATTTTGGACTATCTGGACCTGTATAGAAAATTTACTTATACAAATCAGGAATCATATCGTCTAGACCATATTGCTTTTGTTGAATTGGGTCAAAAGAAATTGGACCACTCAGAGTTTGATACCTTTAGAGAATTCTATACAAAAGATTGGCAAAAATTTATTGATTATAATATTAGAGACGTTGAACTTGTTGATCAATTGGAAGATAAGATGAAACTTATTGAGTTGTGTCTTACAATGGCATATGATGCTAAAGTAAACTATAACGATGTATTTTTTCAGGTGAGAACTTGGGACGCAATTATTTACAACTATCTCAAAAAGAAAAATATAGTCATTCCCCCAAAAGATAAGTCGTCTAAAGATAATAAATTTGCTGGTGCTTATGTAAAAGAACCAATTCCAGGGTTGTATGATTGGGTAGTTTCATTTGACTTGAATAGTCTATATCCTCATTTGATTATGCAGTATAATATAAGTCCCGAAACACTTACAGAGACTAGACATCCTTCAGTCTCTGTAGAAAAGATATTAAACCATCAAGTTAATATTGACGGTGATTATGCAGTTTGTGCTAATGGTGCTCAATATAGAAAAGATATTCGTGGATTCCTTCCAGAGTTAATGGAGAAAATCTATAAAGATAGAACCATTTACAAAAAGAAGATGCTTTCTGCAAAACAACAATATGAAAAAAATCCAACCAAAGAGTTGGAAAAGGAAATTGCCAGATGCAATAATATTCAGATGGCAAGAAAAATTCAACTCAACTCTGCTTATGGTGCTATTGGTAATGAGTATTTTCGTTATTACAAACTAGCAAATGCCGAAGCAATTACTCTTTCAGGACAAGTATCAATCAGATGGATTGAGAATAAAATGAATCAATATCTAAATAAGGTGTTGAAAACTGAAAAGACTGATTATGTTATTGCTTCTGACACTGACTCTATTTACCTCAATATGGGTCCTTTGGTTGAAATTGTATACAAAGGAAGAGAAAAAACTACTGAAGAAGTTGTCAATTTCATTGATAAGATCTGTTCGGTGGAACTTGAAAAATATATTGAAAGTTCTTACCAAGAACTGGCAGACTATGTGAATGCATATGAGCAGAAGATGCAGATGAAGAGGGAGAATATTGCTGACCGTGGAATCTGGACTGCAAAAAAACGATATATCCTTAATGTTTGGGATTCTGAAGGTGTTCGTTATGAAACACCGAAACTTAAAATTATGGGTTCAGAGGCAATTAAATCATCAACACCTGCACCTTGTCGTCAAATGATTAGAGATGGTCTTAAAATTGTGATGACAAAAACAGAAGATGAAATGATTGAATATATTGAAAATTGTAGAACTAATTTCTTTAAATTAAAACCAGAAGAAATTGCATTTCCAAGAACTGCTTCTGACGTAGACAAATATAGGTCTCATTCTACTTTGTACATTAAAGGAACACCAATTCACATTAGAGGTTCACTTCTTTATAATTCTTTAATTAAAAATAAAAAGTTGGAAATGAAATATGCAAAAATACAAAATGGTGAAAAAATTAAATTTTGTTATTTGAAAATGCCCAATATTATTCAAGAAAATGTAATTTCTTTTATACAAGAACTTCCAAAAGAATTGGGACTGGACAAATATATTGACTATCAACTACAATTCAACAAAGCATTTTTGGATCCATTAAAAGTCATTTTGGATTCAATTGGATGGAAAGTTGAAAAAACTGTAAACCTAGAATCATTTTTTTCCTGATGGATTTGCCTGTTAACGATAACGAACTAAAAACAATCATTAAAGCACTTGGATTTGGTGGTGATACCGCACTTTATCAAAAATTAAAGTTGGTAAAGGAATTGAGAGAAAAGGGGTTACCTTACAAAAAAATTCTTCGTGAAGAATATGGGATAGTACTATGATATACCTTCCTTTAACTGAAAAAGAATTGGATACGATCATTTTAACTTTAAAGGGTCCTCATCCTGCTCTTCATTCTAAACTTTGGTCATACAAAATAAACACATTGAACAAGGAGAAAAAAGATGGACTTTCTTAAAGATATTGTAAAAGAAATTGGTGGTGAGTATACACAACTTGCTTCCGACATTGATGAGACTGAAACTTATGTTGATACGGGTTCATACATTTTTAATGCACTGGTTTCAGGTAGTGTATTTGGTGGTGTATCTGGGAATAAAATTACTGCTATTGCTGGAGAGTCTTCTACT